CTACTTATCACTTTCGCCAAATACTCCACCGCGTACTAGTACCGCGACAACATAATGTTCGTCTTCTTCACGGGATAGCGCTTCACCTCGTGCCCACTTATCAAAGAAGGTATAAAAGTCTTGCTTGTCTTTAGGAGTACGGAATGCTTTTCCTAAATTGGTAACGGCACCGTAAGGTTCGATAGCAATGGCACCAGCACTTTTCTCTACATCAGAAAAATCAGGGTACCAGGTATCAATCGAGCGTAGCGCGTTACCAATTTTCTGGGAGTGCATAGCAGCATTATCATTCACTGCATACAAGATTTTGCTTTTCTTGCTTTTGCTATTGCCTTTGTCCAATACAAGTTCTTCACTCGGGTAAACTTCCTGAGCTTTACCGACCTTTGCATAACAATCAATTTGCAGCATTAAGTGTTCTGATTCATTCGACAAAGTTTGCGCGATACGATCAGCTAAGCTTTTGATTTGCTCGTCAGCATTATCGAAACAATGAACCTTGTATTCTTTTGCATTAAATGTCCAACTTTGCTCTGTGCCTTTGTTAAGCGCTTTGACTTGTACTTCAATATCTTCCGCCCCCACTCGGTTGCGCCATAAGAAACGAGCATTAGCAATGTTAGTGGCATAACGTTGAGCTAATTCAGAACAACCATATTTGGAAATATATTGATTCACCGCTGCACTATAGCTCTGTTTAAACAAAGCATTATTACAGGCTGAAGGCTGTGCTAAACCACCCAATACTTTCAGGGTAAAATGAAGCTTAAGCGTGTCTTGCTCTTGACCTAAAGCGCAGGCGTCTACTCGTTGTAAGTTCGCTTTTTCTACTTCGGCATTCAGTTTCAATGGATCCTTTTGAACGGCAGCTTTCAGGCGGTTGGAAATCGTACCGCGCACTGATTTTTCCTGAAGTACCAATGGAGTAGCTTTATCTTTGGTATCCCAGTTTGTGCCATACAAATAGCCATCTGAGGGCACCAATTTTTTTTCAAATGCGAGTACAGAAGCGGTATCGTTATTCTTAGCCATGAGGTTATTCCTTATTGATATTCATTCATTGTGCTAACTTGCTGACATAGGTACAGATCATTGTCTAAATCGGTGCTGTAGCACCAAAGTATCTCATCCAGGTGTTTGATCTTATGAACCATGACAAATTCGCCTAATGTGACAATGCTTTCTGCAAAGCGATGGGGAACAGTAGGATCTCGTTGATTTTTCGCCTGCCCAAGCGGAGATATGCCCTGAAAACCCGTTGCAATAGGTACAATCCAGCCCGAGGCTTTACGCTGACTGCGCCAAATGACACTTTCGTCTTCAAGTTGTTCGCTGCTATGATTAACCGTCAGATAACTTAACAAGGCATCCAGAGCATCACAGCCTTCTAGCATTGCATCTGCCATCAACTCGCGTCGTTCAACCAGCACATAACCAGGCATCAACTGACGCAGTAATTTCGCGGTCTCTTGTTCATCTTCTTCGTCAACTAATTTGCTCACAGGCCTTTGCAGTGACAAGATATCGCCACCCGCCACTTTCATCGTTGCAACCATATTTTGTAGCCGCTGAGCGAAATCATCACTCTCAATTTCGTCATCATTACTGCGATATTCGATAACAAGGGAAACCTCCAGATGACAGCGAGCCTCTTCGATAAATGCCGAACGTGAGCCGTCTTTATCAAGAGGGTTGCCCGTACCAATAATAGAATGGACGAAATCCCCTTCACCTTTATGCGTTTGTAAATCAAATTGATGGCTCACCACCGCAACACTATCAAACATTAATTCGTCGAGACCCGCTTGGTTAAGCTTACGCTCTAACGCATGAGTAAAACCTAACCACGCTGTCATCGCAGGAAAGCCGATAGTGAACGGACTCGATAGTGCATTAGCGTTATGAATGCGGATATGTGGAAGTATTAGTAATCTCATCGTAATGCCTCTTTGTTGTCACGAACCACACGTTCAATTGCCAAGAGTTCATCGTCAGCGAGTGCTGTAGAGTTATTCGTCACTTTACTGTAATTAAAAATGAGGCTACGAGAGATTTGTCGAATGATACCCTCTAACCACTCATTCTCTTCGAGACGATATTGTTCATATTCTGGGTAGAGCCAAAACTTTTGTTCTGGTTTCAAATCACTGGACAAGTCACCCTGATAATCAGCTAAGAAGAGTCGCACCTGCCACATTTTATGAATCACCAGATCAACATATTCCTGAATACGATAGTCGCGACCATCGCGTATGTTGATATTGTTGTAATCCGTTTTGAATAATCGGTGTAATGCTTCTAGCGTTTCTTTAGCCTGCCAAGCTGTAAAACTCTCTTTAAAGAAATCCGTTGTTGGCAATCGTAAATTTCGGGGTTTAAGCTCGGGAGGCGTAGAAGCCAGCAGATGCGCTTTACCGGCGTTTTTGTTATTTAACACACTGATATTCTGCGGCTTCGTGCCTCCGAAACCGATCGTGGTTAAACCAAAAATCTCCTGATAACCATCGGGATAAAACTGACCGTTCTTTCTACATTCTCTGGCTTGTTTTACTTCTTCACCGAAGCGAAGCGCATCAAGACGTTGGCGCAATTCAAACAAGTGACCGGAATGAGTGAGCAATGACAACAGATGATATTCGCCCTCTGCCACAGGGAAATAAACCTGCTTAACTTTAGAGCTTGAAATCGCTTCCTGATCGGTATCGATCATCTTTAAAAAGCCTTCGCGTAAGGTTTGATAGTCAGTATTAGGTTGAGTCAGTAACCCTTGTGCTAATTCGCTCCCTTGTTCTATATGAGTCAGCAGAGAACGTCTATCTGCCATCTCTAAGCTAAGAAACTTATACACGTCCAATGCAGCAGCATTACCTAATGCATCAACTTCCACACTCACATTACCCGAGCGTAAAAATCCATCCGCTTGTGAGTGTATAGAGACTAGTAATATGAACAATATAGAAAGATAGGGATTTGGCGGGAATTTGGCGGAACAAATGGGATTTTGATTTTGAAAAGGCTAGTAATGACGCGGGGTTTGGGCTTTTAAAGCTTAAGCCCCGCTTTTGTTTTTGGTGCTTTGTATAATCTTAGCGTTTTGAACAATCCTTTTTAAAAATCATGTTTTGGACTATTAAATTGAACATTGTGTTTTTTGCTTTTGTCGGTGTTTAAAGAACGTTTAAACATTTAAATTCTAATCGCCGATGTCCTTTGCGATGTGGACTACTTGGCCTACTACCTCAAACTGGTGCTGTTCCTCTTTAGGAATAGATATTGTCTCATACATCGGGTTGTCACTTATCAATCTCCAACTGCCTAAAGCGCTTTGGTAACGCTTAACGAACAGCTCGTCTCCGTTTCTGAAGATGTAGATGTGACCATCTGATGGTTTGTTTCTTCCTAGGTGAACAACTAACGTATCGTTGTTGTGGATCGTTGGTTCCATGCTGTCACCTTTTGCCCAAACTATCGCTAAATCTTTTTCTGTAAAACCTCTGTATTTCAGCCACTTGCGTCTAAACGCTAAATGTCTGGTTGGCTCAAGTTGGTCTGGGTTAAGTGCTCCATTCCCTGCCGATACTTGTATTCTATAACCAGGTATTAAGGCGAACTCCTCAGTAAAATCTCTATATAGATTTATATCGAGATAAGAAGCGGAAATATCCTCTTCAAGCTCGGTTATATGATTGGCTCCAAGGCTTTTCTGCGTCTTTGGTGAAAGCAAGCTAATGTGATACTCCGTCGCTTTCGTCCCTTTCCTTCTGCGCTTTAAGTGCTCTTTTCCCTCAGCAAGCTTAGCTAAATGCTCTCTTGTCCATCTTGGAGACGTCGGAAAATCTCCGTGTCCAGCGACTTCAGAAGCTATAAACCAAAGCATCCGTTGATCACGATCACAAACGGATGTTTTATCCGTTTGTGCATTTTTTGCATCCTTTTCATTTAAGTTATTGTTTTCGTTGTTCTTATTCATAATTAAACCTCAGTAAAGTAACTAGACTAACGGACGCAAAGGAAAAAATATCATCCGTTGCCATTGACCGTTTCATCCTTTTGATCAAATAATGTAGTTACTAAGTAGGGCAACTCATTGGAGTAACTAACATGAATAACGACACAGTCTCTCAGAAAAACAACCAAGAAGGAAGTGATTGGCATCGAGCAGACATCGTTGCTGCTCTTAAGAAACGTGGCCTTTCTGTCCGTCAGCTTTCTCGCGAAGCTGGTCTTGGAGAAAACACTCTTTCAAATGCGTTACGTTCACCATGGCCTAAAGGTGAACGAATCATTGCAGAAGCCATTGGCATGAAGCCAGAGGATTTATGGCCTAGCCGTTACCGTTCACTTCGAGCTGTAAGCTAGGAGGTTTTTCTATGTGGTTTATCGCAAGTGAACTAGCTGGTGTTGTTGGGCTTCCAAGCACAGAACGAAATACTCGTGAATGCCTGAAGAAGTTAGCAACGGACAAACCAGAGCTAGCGAGAAAAAGACAGGGAACAAGAGGTATTGAATATCACGTAAGCCTTTTGCCTGCTGCAACTCAAGCTGCGCTCTACAAACGTGAAGGCAAGGTACAGATTGGCGATCAGGTTCTTGAACTGCCAAAAGATACTGGTGCTAAAAAATATTGTCGCGAAGCGCTATGGGCGCGTTGGGATAAAACCAATAACGAAGCCAAAGAGAAAGCCAAGAAAGCACTGAAAGCGGTTCAAGCTGTAAATGCTTTGGTTAAGAACGGCACTAAAAAGCTTGATGCTTACCACTATGTTGCAGAGCAGTTTGATATGTCTTTATCAACCGTTCGTCGCTCTGTGGCAAAGGTAAAAGATATTGACGTATGCGATTGGGCTCCAGCTCTTTTGCCGAAGCACTTCGAAGTTGCTCAGGTTAAGAAGGCAAAGCAGTTTGCTTTTATTACGCCTGAAGCGTGGGAGTTTTTCAAAGCTGACTACCTATGCCTAGAGCAGCCAAGCATGTCAGTAAGTTATGAACGACTAAAAGACGCAGCCAAGCACCACGGTTGGAGCATTCCTAGCCTGAAGAGTTTGAGCCGTCGTCTTGAGCATGAAGTACCTATTCAACAACGTGTGATGTTGCGCGAAGGCCAACACGCACTGCACCAAATGTTCCCACCACAGGAACGTTCCGTCGAAGGTTTGCATGCCCTTGAATGGATCAACGGTGACGGCTACCAACACAACGTCTTTGTGCGTTGGTTTAATGGCGAAATTATTCGCCCTAAAACATGGTTCTGGGCCGACGTCTACAGCCGCAAGATCGTAGGGTGGCGCTGCGACATCAGTGAAAACACAGACAGCATTCGCTTATCACTGATGGATGTATGCGAGAAGTACGGAATTCCTAAAGAAATTACGCTCGATAACACGCGAGCAGCAGCGAACAAATGGATGACAGGTGGCGTGCCAAACCGTTACCGATTCAAAGTTAAAGAAGATGACCCGCTTGGCATCATCCCAATGATGGGAATAGAACTGCACTGGTCTAGCGTCATCCTTGGTAAAGGTCATGGTCAGGCGAAGCCTATCGAACGTGCGTTTGGTGTTGGCGGTTTAGAAGAGTACGTGGATAAGCACCCTCTTTGTCGTGGCGCTTATACAGGTCCAAACCCAATGGCGAAGCCAGACAACTACGGAAGCAAAGCGATTGAAGCAGAAGACTTCCTGATTGCTATTGCAAAAGGCGTCGAGATGTACAACGCCAAAGAGAATCGCAATACCGAAGTTTGTAAGGGGTTCATGAGCTTTAACCAGGCATTCAATGCCAGTTATGAAGTTGCGCCAATTCGTAAGGCAACAGAAGAGCAGCTGCACATGATGATGCTGCAAGCCGAAGCGGTTCGCGTATCTCGACATGGCACCGTATCGCTTGATGCTGGCGGTAGCTTAAAAGGCCGTAAGAACCGTTACTACGCAGACGCAATGATGAACTACATCGGGCAAAAGCTCGTTGCACGATTCGACCCTCTAAAACTGCATGAAGCTATTGAAATCTACACGCTGAATGGTGTGCGAGTTTGCACGGCTGAATGTCTAGAAAAAGTCGGATTTGGCGATACGCAAGCGGCTCGCGAACACAAACGCAAGCGCACTCAGTTCACCAAGGCGAACAAGATTGCGGCAGAAGCGCAAACCGAAATGGATGCGTTGGAAGTGGCAGCAATGATGAAGCCGCTTGAAGAAGAAGTGATTCCAGAAACCAAAGTCGTCGAACCTTTCCGACCTGTTGCGATTGGCAATACCGTTGCGCGCGTTCAGGTAGAGGAAGAAGCCGAAGACGATTACGAACAGAACTTTAGCGAGAGCGTTGCCTACTTGATGGAGCAGCGTAAGAAGAACCGCCTTTAAACCCAATTTAAACCTTCAATAAACGGAGAATAACTATGGACAACAACGTTGTAACGCTAGGCGCAGCAGAAGCGAAACATACCGACGTATTGATGCAAGTACGCGCGTTAACCGAAGCGAAAGTTATTTCAAACTCTCAATTGGCAAAAGAGATCAGCGTGTCGCCAGCAACGCTAAGCCAAATATTCAGCGGCACATACAAGGCTGACCCATCAAAGATGATTGAAAAGTTGGCGAATTGGCTACGAATGCGAGAGCAACGCAATAACACACCAAGCGTGAACCCAGGCTTTGTGATGACGCAGACCGCAAAGCAAATCACAGACGATATGACTTATGCGCAAGTGACTGAATCCATCGTGGTTATTTTTGGGGCGTCTGGTGTTGGCAAGTCTGAAACGCTGCGTGAATACAAGCGCAACAACAATAACGTTTGGATGGTGACTGCAAGCCCAAGCCGTTCAAGCCTCACCGAGTGTCTTTATGAACTGGCGTTAGAACTTGGTTTGGATGATGCCCCTCGCCGCAAAGGTATGTTGTCTCGCGTTATCCGAAACCGCTTAGTCGGTAGTGAAGGCTTGGTGATTATTGATGAAGCCGATCACCTTGATTACCCAACGCTAGAAGAGCTGCGAATTCTACAAGAAGAGACTGGCATTGGCATGGTTCTAGTCGGTAACGCCAAGGTTTATACGCAGCTTACGGGTGGTCGTAGAAACGAAGACTTTGCTCGCTTGTTCTCTCGTATCGCGAAGAAACGAGGTATCCACAAAACCAAACTGGCTGACGTTCGCGCAATTGCGGATGCATGGCGAGTAGATGGTGAAGCCGAACGCGGCCTAATGGTGCAAATCAGTGAGCGACCTGGTGGTCTTCGACTTCTGAGTAAAACGCTGAAGCTAGCAGAGATGTTTGCCAAAGGTGGAAGCATTAGTGAGCAAGTGCTTCGTAAGGCATTTGCTGAATTAGAAACCAATGAGTGAGGTGGGTTATGACCTTTAAAGCGATGTTGAAATGCGATGCCTGCGGCTGTGCAAATGAAGTTGAACTGGAGTGTTTTGACCCTGCCGATGCCGAAGATGCGGTATTCGACAAGTCGGATGAAACTGGTTGGTTTGCTGATGTACCGAACTGTAATCACTACTGCCCTGCACATGCGATACAGGCCAAACAAGAGTTGGAAGACGAGAACCAACCGCCAACAGGTATTTACCCAACCATGGTTGGATAGCCCATGAAAAAGCTTCCACTTAATCAAGAATATCGAGCGGCATTTGAGAAGGTTGTTGGATTACTCAAAGTGGCTCAGGAACGAACGCTTTCAGCTACGGAAAGCAAGCAATTGGATGAGCATATTGCGATATGCCACCGCTATGAAAAGCAATGAGGTGATTTATGAGAAAGCCAGTTCATGTCTATCAAGGCATTAAAGGTCTACCAGAAATCTCTAAGCATACTGGTATCCCTTTAAGCACTCTAAGAAACCGAGTCAACAGAGAGCGACTGACAATTAAGCAAGCTGTCGAATTAGGAAAGCCCAAGAATGGAGTTCAAACCAAGTATGAATATCAAGGTATTTGTGGTTTGAAAAATATCGCTGAGGCTCACCAGTTTCCTTATGGGACTTTAATGACACGAGTTATTCAAATGGGAATGCCTATACAAGAAGCACTGGAAAAGCCAATAAAGCGACAGCGCACCTTGAGCAAGCAGCCTGTTTTAAAGATTGACCCTCTATGGGCGTTGGCTCTTGGCATCGGAGGTGCACATGCTTAACCAAACAGAAAAGCGCCGCGCCTTGAACAATGCCGTTGAACGCTTGAATCGTGAAGGTTCGGAGATTATTGGCTTTGCGATGAAAGGGCTTGCCATTCCTGTCATCACTATCGAAATGCCGCCAACCTGGTTGCTGCATAAGGCGATTCCGATGCGTGAGCGTGTGAATGGTCAGATGGAAGATATCTGCGTTGCTCGATTAAGTGGATGCATAGTGCGTTGGCTATCTAACGGACTGCCAGAAGCTTACCAAATTACCCAAAACCTAAACCCATACGCGCCTGAGCTGATTGCTCAATGGCCTGCAAATTTTTAAGGGCTAGTTATGAAGAAGTCGAAAGTGATTATCACCATCAAAGACCATGGTGAGGGACAAATAGAATTTCAATGCCAGTGCCAAAACGGCCAATCGGAGATGCTCAATGCATTGGCTTTGCATGTTTCAGAGCAATTACCACAAGCGGTGCATGCAGCTGCATTAAGTTTTTACAACCAAAAGGATTCAAATAATGTCCACTAACCAAAACCAACAAACCGATTTTCGCACTAACGCCCAAGGTCACTTGGTGCCTCTTAGCCAAATCAAAGAGATCGACCTTCTGCGTGATGATGTTGTTTCGAACATCGTCGAGGCGGCAAAACAACTGCAAACCTTTATGGCTGAGTTTAAAGCATCTTCAATGGCTCAGGTTGCAGACTTCGTAGACCTAAGCGCACAAGAGTTTGATGTGAAATATGGCGGAACCAAAGGAAACGTCACGCTTCTATCGTTCGACGGTAAGTACAAAGTGCAGCGCAGTATTGGCGAACACCGCGTATTTGACGAACGCATTCAAGCAGCCAAGGCCAAGATTGATGAATGCATCAAGCGCTGGTCGGAAGGTTCTAGCGACCAAATCAAAGCGTTAGTTGATCTCGCGTTCCGAGTGGATAAGCAAGGCAACATCGACGTCAACCAGGTGTTGTCTTTACGCCAGCTCAATATCAACGATTCAGACTGGATCGAAGCGATGGATGCGATTGCCGATTCCATCAAGGTCGTGGGTAAAACGCCATACCTTCGCGTCTATGAGCGACAAAGCGACGGTCAATACAAACAGATTGCACTCGATATCGCGAAGCTATAACGGAGACGGAATATGGAAATTCCAACTCGTTATGGACGTATCAGAGTCACCCTTCACGCTATCGAGCGTTGGAAACAAAGAACGGGACGCAACGAGTGGGATTTGATTGGGGCGGTGCTAAAGGCGCGCCGCCCAACCAAAAACCAATTGCGTCGAATCATGAAAAAGGAATACGGCTGGCGACCAAAACGAATTCTCGTATGCGAGCACGCTTACTTCCTCGTCAAAAACAATCACATCGTGACGGTTTATGAAAAGAAAATTGGAGGCGAATACCATGCCTGAATCAAGTTTCTATATGGATGCTGCCACTAAGGCCGCAGAAGCAGAAAAGGCTGGCGAGTTTTCTTACGCAAGCCAGCTTTGGGAAAGCGCATCTTATGCTGCGCTGAGTGGTTCTAACCGCCGTTGGTCACAAGCAAGAGCGGACTTTTGCCAATACCAACAACGCATGATGCGAACATTGTCATGGGAATCGGAGGCTATCAATGGGTAACGAACTGCAACGTTGTTTTACTACGCCACACAGCTACAGCGCATTAGAGCGCGAAATCGAAATGGCCGAAGCGCTTATCGAGAACGATGGCACAGCCTTTCCAGATGACACGTTTGAAGATGGCTATATTGCTGCGCTCAAGTTTGTTCAAGGCCGTCTTGGTTCCAATGTTCGTGAAGAGTACGAGGACATGGTCAATGAGCGAGACAGCGAGGAAGCGGCCTAACAAGTTAATTAAATACATCATGGCGCACCGTCGGTGCAGCCAAGATGAGGCTGAAGCATGGGCCGATAGGTATTGCGGGGATTGGAGAAACACTCCGCTACCTAGAGCCAAACGAATTGAATCGATATCGAGTAATGAGAAGGAATGGGAAGAATGAGTAAAGAAGAAATCAAAGCTTACCAAGAAAAAATATTAGACGATTTGTTGAATGTTTTTGATGAGCAAATCGGTGAAGAGCAACAAATTCGTAGTGAAATTCTTGAGCATTGCAATGGCAAGCGGGGTGATGCCTGGTGGTCTCAAAATGGTCGTGTCGATGGTGTCGATACAGGTCGAGCTTTAGTGGAGCGTTACTTTTCTTCTTTGGAGGCAACTGATGAATAAGCCAATCACCAAAGAAATGTGGGAAGACATCGAAGCAGAGATGTCGGGTAGCTGGGTGAATATTGAATTCGGTTACAAGGGATATGTATTAACGATTGTTCGTGCAAGAGTGTCCGAATCAAAAACATGTTTGCAAGTTTATATCGACGGCTTCATTAAAGGTGAATGGTCTGGGCTTGATGGGATAACAAGTAAAGCACCTGAAATTCTAGCTGATGTTTGGTGTAGGCGTACAAAAGCAAAGCGCAGTGCGAAACATATTGCTGACCTAACCAAGATTTACGGAAAGCGTGGAGTCAAGAAAAGATTTCCAGACTTAAATGATAAATGGACTTTCTACGTTCCCGAATTTTCTAAAGCCTCGGTCCTTTGTCGTCAGTTCAAAAAGCTAGAAGGGCTTGAACTGAAGAAAGCTATGTTTCTCGATTTGAAAGAGGAAAAGCTATGAAACTAACCCGTTGCCCGGTTTGCCATACCAATCTCCATTTGGATGCGCTAATTCAAGACCAGTCTGGCAAGGAGCTGTTAGGCGAAGTGGCGAGCCTACCCGATTTTGTTGCTCGCCCTATGTTGGCTTACTTAAGTTTGTTCCGTCCTGCTAAGTCTGACTTGTCTTTAAGTCGCACGTTGCGCCTGCTGCGTGAAGTGACAGAAGAGTACAAAGCAGATCATGTACTGGCGTCTGCATTGGTCGAGTGTGTTGGCAAGCTGCGTGAGAAGCGTGCGCAGTACAACGACACGAAACCTTTGGCAAACCACAACTATTTAAAACAGGTTTATAAGACGATTGCCGTGCGTAACAACGTCGCCGTTCCTGCATCGAATCCGAAAGTTGTTGAAAGTGGTAGAGGCCCAGAGAAGCCAGATAACCGCGCCTGGTACATAGAACAAGCAAATCGAATGCTGGCTGTAGGTCAAGACCCGCTAGGTGTGAAAAGTGCAATCGCCGAGAAGTTACGTGAATTGGATTGGAGACCTTAGTGATGAAAACGAAAGATTGTATTCACTTAGTCCTGATGGTGACTGTTTGCCTTTTGATCATCTTTGGTTTGCCATTGCTTACCTTCATGGCATTCGGTTTAGAGCAATAAGCGAAACAAGCAAGGTTCGCCTTGCTTGTCTGCCTAGCGTGGTTGCTAGGTACTGATGAGCAGCCAATTTCATCATGAGGAGGGTTTTATGTTTGGTGAATATACGCCACTGATGAAGCCTGGTTTATTAAAGCGCCGCTTAGCGAATGGTCGTGCCAAGCTACACCCACAATTGGGCCTCGAAAAGCTTTGCCCTCGGTGTGGTGAGTTTTGGCCTCAAGATACGCTGTTTTGGGCTGAGTGCTTATCGCGACCAGATGGACTTCAAACTTGGTGCAAAGCGTGTACCGCAGAGCACCAACGTGTTCAATCCAAAGCGGCTTAGGAGGTTTTATGGATGGTGAAAGAAAGACTTACTATCGAACATTACATAAGTTCTTAAAGTTCCAGTCAAAAGATAGAAAAGTTTTCATTAAAGTAGATAACGGTTGGACGCAGGCAATTGCCTGTAAATCTAAAACTAAAGCTGGAATTAAATACAATAAGTTAGCGAAGCTAATTCGAAAGCTAAGACATATGTGAGGTATTCGATGTCTAACCTACTCAAACTTGTTCAAATCGGTAAGCGCGAACTGGCAATGGATGACGATACTTACCGCGCGATGCTAGTCAATATCACAGGTCAAAACAGCGCTAAAAACTTGAGCCAGTGGCAGCTTTCCAAAGTGCTTGATCACCTTAAGGCTTTGGGCTTTAAACCAAAGCAGAAAAAACCACAGCCAAAAGCGCTCGAAGTCACCAAGATAAAAGCGATTTGGATTACGATGCATAAGCAAGGCTTTGTTCGCAATGGTAGCGATGCAGCGATTGATGCCTACGTTCGCCGCATGACAACCCGAAGCAATGGCCGAGGTATTGAACGTGCGATGTGGCTAAAGCCATATCAAGCAGCGGAAGTATTGGAGTCACTTAAAAAATGGCACTATCGATTAATGTGTGACGCGATTATCGCAAAGGGCGGCAAGATACCAAGAAACGATGACCTTACTGGCCCAGCTGGCTATGATAAATTGGCTGAGTTTTATGCAGAAAATTATGTAGAAAGCTTTGATACTGACTCTTAACCATACTTGCGCTGATGTATATTAAAAACGCCTCCTGATTGGGGGCGTTTTTGTATCTGGAGGTAAGTATGAGCAATGAAGATAACGGCGACCTATTTGGTTATGCGAACGTCAGCTTAGATGAAGTTGACAAGCTAGTAAGTGACGAAGAGTCTCAACGATGGCCGGAGGCAATGCGCCAAATGTATGCCATGTTCAAAGATGAACTCATGAAGAGCGATGTTGACTCCCGGTTAGCCATCGTGCTTTTGAATCGCATCTGTAAAGAGTTCGGCGGTGTTCAGCTTTACTTACCTCGCGGAAGACACTTAGAATCCGAGATAATGAATCTCTCTATATGGCATGAATTCACAGGCAACAATGTTGAAGAGCTGTCAAGAAAATATGATAAAAGTATGCAGCACATCTATCGTGTAATTGCTAAGATGCGCAGTAGAGAAATTAAAAACAGACAACCAAACTTGTTTTAAGGAATGATGATGACGATATTTGATTTGCTTGTGGCTCTGATTGTAGCCCTAATTACTGCGGTTCCATTATGTAAAGTCGCGAATAAATTGGGGTTCAAGTCTGATTGGTGGGTGATGTTAATTTTAGTATTCATTCCCTTTACTCAAATTCTCTATCTTTACTGGATGGCCTTCAAGCTAAAGTCGCATAGCGAAGCGTAAACTTAACAACTCGCATTAATTACTCCAGCATCTAAATAAAAAGCACAATCCTCTTAATGTCACAGTTAATGGTTGTGCTTTTTTATGTCTTCAAACTTTCCGTTTTCTACTAAAGGCTACACGCCTGAGTTCTGTCATGCAGTGCGCTTTATCCTTATTGAGGAAGGCGCACTTTATCGTGACGGAACCCCTAAGCCAGGTCTAGGCTACGTCAACAATCCTAAAGACCCAGGCGGTGAAACCAAGGGCGGCATCAGTAAGCGTGCTTTCCCTGGTATCGATATTGCTTCTCTTACGCTCGATAAGATTGTCCGAATTTATTACACCAACTACTGGAAGCCTGCCTACTGTCCTGAATGGTCTGGCGCTATCGCTTTGTATGCGTTTGATTCGGCAGTGCAGCATGGAGCGACTAATGCCATTCGTATGCTGCAAGAAATCAGCGGAACGAAGCCAGATGGTAAAGTCGGTCCGAATACTCGCGCGGCAGTTCACAGTGGTGATGTTGAATACCTCTGCGCTCGATACGGTCTGCGCCGCGCTCGATTCTATGCGCGTATCCTCAAAAACAATTATTCCCAAACTGCCTTTATCGAAGGCTGGCACAATCGCTTGGTTCACCTAACCGACGCGGCTTGGGAGCTTCAGTAATGACTAAGCGGTTGAAGAATAGCGAATACGCCAGCATCCGAGGCCGTGAAAAGCGTCTCGATGCTGAGAAGAAAGCACATCAAGATGGTGTGCCAGTCCCTTCTCAACCGCCACTTTTTAGCCATGACGCGACACTGCAAAGCTATTTTAATGCCGCTTGGAACAGTGTCACGCCATGCGATATTTCCATGCACCTGAGAGAAACAAAAACAACGGAAGGTGCTGATTTAGTTTCTAAGATAAGGAATTTTAAAGCATGTCACTTTCGTTAATTTTAGGTGCGGCGAAGCTCGCAATGGAAGTCGGACCCGCTGCTATTCGTGGTATCTCGTCTTTGTTCGGTGGCAGTGAAACAGCAGACAAAGTCGCAGATATGGTTGAGCAGGTAGACGGCGCTTTGGGAATGACCAAAGAGCAAAAGGAAATGTCGCTCATTAATGAGATGCAAAAGCTGCCACCTGAAAGCCTTGTCGAGTTAGAGCGCGTCAAGGCAGAGATGCAAAAGGAAGTGACTCGACGCCAAGAGCTTTCACTTCAGGATAAGCAGAAAGAACACGAGCAAACTCAGTTAACCATTCGTAACGGTGATAATGCAACGGATGAAAGGGTTCGTCGAACTCGACCTGATATTGCTCGAAGTTCTTTTTGGATGATGTGTCTATATGTATTTGCCTTTGAGGCTTTAAGTGCAAAAGGCTTTGGTGATGGCGCTGACATCTATGTCGCATTAACGATTGGTGCGTTCGCGTATGCCTATTTTGGTCTGCGAACCGTCGATGGTTTTGCGCCTTACTCGAAATCCAGTGGTGACAAAGTGTCTGGTGTTCTCAAAAGCATGATCAAGGGGCGCTGATGACTGACCAGTTTGATAGAGCCCAAGAGCTTGAAACGTTATTTAGAAATGCTGCCATTTCCAATCGACCTATCCAGGTTGAAGAAAAGCCGGACGAAGATGAGGACGGCAATCGTTACTGCTTAAGTTGTGGCAGTGTTGTTCCACCAAAGCGAATCGAAGCATTACCCAATGCAGTTCGTTGCGTCAGTTGTCAGTCAAGAAAGGAGCTGTGATGGAATACGATTGGGTAAAGACATGGTGGCCTATCGTGTGGGCTGGCGTTTTATCTTTGGTTCAGATTATTCAGATCTTACTTTCGAAAACCTATGCAAAGCGCGAAGAGGTTGAGCAAGTAAAGAAAAAGGTAAGCGAGTTAAAGATGCAAGTCGATGCTCTACCGACCAGAGAAGAGATCACCAAACTGACACTGGAGCTTTCCGAAGCGCGCGGTGAGATGAAAGAACTACGATCGCAAATACAACCAGTCGAGCATTTGGCTCACCTGCTTTTAGAGCAGCGTTTAAACGATGATAAATAGAGGTTCATATGTCCTTTAAAGATGTATTAAAAGAAGACCAGCGACTTGTGATCTTGCGTTCTCTCCATGAGATGGACGGCTATGAAGCGAACGAGTCAATCCTTGATTCATGCCTTGATGCTTACGGCCATAAGATTAGTCGTGATGCTGTGCGCACTCACTTGGCGTGGCTGGAAGAGCAAAGCCTAATCACGATCCGAACGGTAGCGGAATGCCAAATCGCAACGCTAACAGGTCGTGGTGAAGATGTCGCAACCGGACAAGCTCGCGTTCCTGGTGTAAAACGCCCTCGCGCTAAGTAAGGATCCGCCATGAAGAAGTCCGTTAACCGAAAGTCAAAAATAGAGCTGCTGCCAGAAGATATTCGTGCGCAACTGAATGTGCTTATTCGCAGTGGTGATATGACCCAGAAGGATATCCGAGACGCTGTCAATCAGATGATTGAGGAAGCCGGACTTCCCGACGATGCCAAACTCAGTCGAACCGGATTTAACCGCTATGCAAAACGCATGGAGGATATGGGCCAACGATTACGCCAGTCTCGCGAAGTTGCGGAAGTGTGGATCACAAAACTTGGAGAAGCACCAACCTCTGATGTGGGTAAGTTACTGCAAGAGTTTGTGCGCACGATGGCGTTCGAAACCTCGATGCGTTTAATGGAAGACGCGGATGAGAAACAAGAAGTGATCCCACCAAAAGCGCTTAACCAGTTAGCGCTCGTTGTTCAGCGTATCGAGCAAGCCGCCATGACAAGCCATAAGGTTGAAAAGGAAATCCGTAAAGCCTTTGCTGAAGAAGCGGCAGATAAAACTGAGCAGGTAGCTAAAAAAGCAGGCCTAACATCAGAGACAGTGAAGATGCTAAAAGCTGAGCTGTTAGGGATTGCCTAATGACTGAGCTAGCTAACGTTAACACCATCACTGAAAACATCCTTGTCAAATTCGACAAGGATGAACTTTTACTTGGCTATCAAAAACGCTGGATAGCAGATGATTCCGTACTAAAAATTGCCGAGAAGTCACGCCGTACAGGTTTGACATTTGCCGAAGCCGCTGACTCTTCGCTTACTGCTGGTACAGCAAAAGGTGAAGGTGGTACGAATGTCTTCTACGTTGGTTCAAACAAAGAGATGGCTCGCGAGTTTATTGATGCCGTTGCTCTATGGGCGAAGATATTTGATAAAGCTGCTGGAGAAGTCCAGGAAGATATTCTTAACGATGAAGATAAAGATATCCTGACCTTTGTAATTTACTTTGAATCAGGCTTCAAAGTTCAGGCGCTATCGAGCAACCCATCAAACCTGCGTGGTATGCAGGGTACAGTTATCATTGATGAGGCTGCATTCCATGATCGCCTAGCAGAGGTTCTCAAAGCCGCCTTAGCTTTAACCATGTGGGGTTCTAAAGTTCGCCTTATTTCTACCCACAACGGTATTGATAACCTGTTTAATCAACTCATCCAAGATAGTCGTGCAGGTAAAAAGCGTTACTCAATTCATACGATTACGCTTGATGATGCGTGTTTAGAGGGCTTGTATCAGCGTATTTGTCAGGTGACTAAGCAGGAATGGTCACAAGAAAAGGAAGATGAGTGGAAAGCTAACTTACTCAAAGATACCGCAACCGAAGAAGACGCACTAGAAGAATATTACTGTGTGCCTAAGAACGGCGGCGGCGCTTATATTAGCCGTAGTTTGCGTGAGCGTGCAGCAAGGCTTGATGTGCCAGTTATCAAATTTACAGGTACAACCGCCTTCAACGAATCGGCTGAAGGCGAGCGTATGCGCGAAATGCAGGAATGGTTGGTCGAGAATGTTGGCCCAGTGGTTAAGGCACTGCCGAAAAACTTACGCCATGCGCTTGGGGAAGACTTTGCCCGAAATGGTGACTTGACGGTCTTCGCGCCTATTACGGTTGAAGACGATACTAAGCGCACCGTTCCATTTCTTGTTGAACTGGCAAATGTACCATTCAAGCAGCAAGAGCAAGCGCTGTACTACATTTGTGATCGCCTTCCTCGCCGTGATGGCATTAAGCTCGATGCGCGTGGTAATGGTCAGTACCTTGCCGAGCAGGCTCGATACAAATACGGGGCTGAGGTTGAAGAAGTAATGCTGTCTGTCGCCCACTACCGCGAGAATATGCCTCGATTTAAAGCGGCGTTTGAAGACGATGAAATCAGCATTCCAAAGCATGAAGATGTCATTACTGACTTGGGGCAAATTCAAATGTATCGCGGCGTGCCAAGTGTTGATGATAAGCGCACTACGGGCAGTGACGGCAATAAGCGACACGGTGATAGCGCGATTGCGATCTTCTTAGCCTTCCTTGCTTCCAAAGAAGACATCACTCGTTATGAGTTACACACCATTAAACCCGATGGCGAAGAAACACAACGTCGTTTTTTCGGCACCGCAAAAGAAAACAACCGATTTGATGATATGCCGCACCATGACTTGCGCGGCAAAGGGATTCGACTATGAGCATTCAGTTTGTTGACAGCAAAGGCAACCTATTAAAGGCGGATAAAGAAATACTCGCAGACGATATTGCGCGCGCCTATACCACCGGAGTTCGCAACCCTCGCCCTGCGAGTGTGGCTTCTGCGTTATCACCTCACCGTCTCGCCGCCTTGTTGCGTAGTGTCATTGATGGCACCAACCCTCAAGACTACATGACGCTTGCTGAAGAAATGGAAGAGCGTGACTTACACTATGCGGCGCAGCTGCGTACACGCAAGCTTGCTGTGGCAGCGATTGAGCCGACTGTCGAGGCGCACAGTGACGATGCGAAAGATGTCGAGATGGCTGAGCGCGTTCGTCAGTTGATGAACGATGACAAAATACCTGAGCTGTTTTTTGATCTGCTCGATGGCCTAGGTAAAGGCTTGGCGGTTGTGCAGATTTTATGGAACACCAAGAAAACGCCTTGGATGCCCTACGACTATAAATGGGTAGATCCTCGTTACCTAAGACAAGACCAAGAAACATTAGAGCAAATCTTACTGATTAGTGAAGATGCCCCAAGCGGTGCGCCATTAGAGCCCTATAAGTTTTTAGTGCATACGCCTCGCTCGAAATCTGGAAGCGTGTGGCGCAATGGTCTCGCGCGTTTGGTCGCGGTGATGTACATGCTTAAGTCGTTCACTATTCGCGATTGGTGGGCGTTTGCAGAAGTGTTTGGTATCCCCGTTCGTGTTGGTAAGTACGGTGCGAACGCCAGCGAAGAAGACATTCAAACGCTGGTCAATGCGGTTGGGAGAATTGCCAGTGATGCAGGTGCGGTCATTCCTGAATCTATGAAAATGGAGTTCATCGAAACGGCGAAAGGCAATGGCGGCAACACTCTGTTTGAAAACATGGCGCGTTGGTGTGATGAACAGACATCCAAAGCCGTGCTTGGTCAAACCATGACCGCAGACGATGGCAGCTCTCAAGCACAGGCGAACGTACACAATGAAGTGCGTTTAGATATTGCTGAATGGGATGCACGACAACTTCAGTCTTGTGTCAATGAATATCTTGTGAAGCCATTCATCATCCTTAATTGGGGAGTACAAGAGCACTACCCGAAAGTGAAGATTAAGGTTCCTCAGCCAGAAGATTTGAAGATGCTGGTTGATAGTTTGAAGCCGATGATCGACAGCGGAATGAAAGTCTCTGCCTCTGAAGTCCGTGAGAAGTTCGGTCTACGCGAGCCGAAGCCTGATGAAGAAGTTTTGGTTCCCACCGCGCAGCTATCTATGCCAACGGTGGTTGACGAACCAGGTTTAAACCGCTCACAAATTGCGATCAACCGAGTGGCTAAATCATCAGAACAGGAAATTGATGACATGACGGATGATGCTATGAGCGAATGGGAAGAAGTGGCAGAAGACTTTATGAACCCAATCATCAAACTTGCAAACGAATCCGACAGCTATGAATCGTTTTTAGAAGCGTTGCCTGGTTTGCAAGCTGAGTTAGGTGCAGAAACCTTTGTCGAACAAATGGCGCTCTACATGTTCCAAGCGCGAGGACTTGGAGATGTGAAGGATGCCTAAAGATATTGTCCCAAAAGAAGCATTAGATTGGTTTAAGCGTAAAGGTATAGAGCCTGGCTTTGATTATCGTGATGTGTGGCGGCAAGAGCATAGCAACGCATTTACGGTGGCAAAGATGCTTAATGCGGATTTGTTGACGGATGTAAAAGCCATTGTTGAGCAGGCCATTGAAGAGGGACAAACCTTTGAGCAGTTTCGAGAGATATTAAAACCACTGCTGGTTAAGTCTGGTTGGTGGGGGATCCAAGAGATGGTTGACCCACTAAGCGGAGATTCAAAACCCGTTCAACTTGGCAGTGAAGGCCGTTTAAAGACGATTTACAAAACCAATATGCGCACTGCTCGCGCAGCCGGACAATGGGAACGCATCGAGCGAACCAAACGCGCCATGCCCTATTTGCTGTATCAGCTTGGTCCATCTTTTGAACATCGCTTGCAGCATGAGAAGTGGAAAGGTCTATTGTTGCCCGTTGACGATGCTTGGTGGAATGCTCACATGCCGCCGAATGGTTGGGGGTGTCAATGTTGGATCCGCCAAGTGTCGCGCTTTGAAGCAGATAAGCTTATTAAAGAAGGCAAGGTGTCAACCAGTGCGCCAGATGATGGCACTAAGCGATGGGTAAATAAGCGAACGGGTGAAGTTGAAGTGCTACCAGAAGGTATTGAGCCAGGTTGGGATTATAACCCTGGCAAATCGAGAGAAGCTTCTCTTTCTGCTGACCTCGCTGAAAAAGAATTGAGGATGCGCCAGACGCTCTATGAGGGCTTATAAATAAGTTATAGCTACAATGTGTCGTTTAAAATTGTTTAAACAAATCTGGTGCGATTTAAACGGTGTTTAAGCATGGTCTATCACTGTGTTTTAGGTGAGTTTGTCGGTTTGCGCTTGATAAGCTGATTTTTTCCGGTAATCTTTAAAGCCTTAGTCCCCCTCCAAATCTCATTCAATAGAGCAACCGACGTTAATTCAACGCGGTTGCTTTTTTTTTGCATTCTTAACTCCACGAAACGAGTTCATATCAACCAACCACACAAGGAGGTTGTTATGTAATCCATCATTTGTGGAGTGAGTAATGAGCAAAGACTTTTTGGCCGTGTGCTTCAACCTATCAAAAACAGTGATTGATGGCCTTGGTGAAGACCAAGGGGCAAACGCTGTTTGGTTGCCGATGATTCCGGCAGGCGAAGCGGTTGGTCGTGATGGTCGTACTTGGAAAAACTCCAATCCTGATGCAATCGTCGCGGCGTTTGATGCGCACCTGCCTTTTGACCTTGAGCACGCAACAGAGATACGAGCTCAAGAAGGCAAGGAAGCGGATGCGTGCGGTTGGATTATTGCGCTTGAAAATCGCGATGGTGAAATTTGGGCGCAAGTAGAATGGAACTATCTTGGCCGCTACAAAATCACGGACAAGCTATACAAGTATTACTCTCCAGCCTTCAACTACAACAAGGATGGCGTCATCACATCGATGAGCAGCGCTGGCCTTACGAACAAACCGAACTTTTACGTTCCTGCCTTAAACCGACAAGAGGAAAACACCATGAAGCTTCCGAAGCTGATTTGTGATGCGCTTGGCTTGACTGAAGAAGCCACAGAACAAGAAGCGCTGACGGCGATTAATACTCTGCAATCAGAGAAAGAAGTCGCGCTCAACCGTGCAAATACGCCAGACCTGAACTTGTTTGTGCCAAAAGACACTTACGAAGTTGCGCTGAATCGCGCCACAACAGCTGAAGCTGAACTGGCTGAAATTAATCAGCAGAAGGTAGAAGCGCTCGTTCAGTCTGCTATCGACGACGGCAAAGTGGCACCAGCAGACAAAGACATGTACGTCGGTCTTTGCAGTAGCGAAAAAGGTCGTGAGCAGTTTGCGAAGTTTATTGAAGGTGCGCCACAAATCGCAACGAACCGTCAGGTGGAAACGCCAAAAGATAAAGACGGCAAGCCGAAGCTCGAAGAGCATGAAGTGGCACTGTGCCGCAAGATGGGCGTGACGGAAGAAGAATTCCTCGCGGCAAAACAAACAATGAATGTAGGAGCTAAATAATGGCGACTGAAGCTCAAGTAATTGAAGCGCTACAGGCGACGATGTCGGCAGCGTACACACGTGGCCTTAATGCAGCAAATCCACAATGGTCAATGATTGCCACCGAAGTTCCAAGCTCTGGTGCACAGAACTTCTATGGCTGGCTCAAAGACTTACCTGGCATTGTCGAATGGGTGGGTGACCGTCAACTTGCTGACCTTGGTAAACATGGTTACTCAATCGTCAACAAGACTTGGGAAAGCTCGATCTCAATTTCTCGTGATGAAGTGGATGATGATCAAATTGGCCATTACAGCGTTATCGCGCAGAACTACGGTGACCAAGTCGCTTACTTCCCTGATACGTTGGCTTATCCGTTGCTCGCAGCTGGCTTTACCACGTTGTGTTATGACGGCCAAAACTATTTTGATACTGACCACCCACTAGAGACGACGCCAGCAACAACGTTCTCTAACGTCGTTGGTGACCCGTCAACAGATACTGGTGAACCGTGGTTCCTGATTGATGACACGAAAGTACTCAAGCCTGTCGTGTATCAAAACCGTCGTCCGTTTGTGTTTAAGAACATGAACCCGACAGCAGAATACACCTGGTTCAACAACAAATACGCAGCGGGTGTTGATGGCCGTTGTAACGTTGGCTTCTCATTCCCTCAATTGGCGATTGGTTCTAAAGCCGCACTGACGGATGCGAACTACGAAGAAGCTAAGAAGTTACTACAAAAGATGAAGAAGGTAGACGGCACGCCAATCGGTGTACGTGCAACCAAGTTGGTGGTTGGTCCTGACAACGAAGCGGCAGCGAAGAAGCTCATTGCTCGCATGTTGATCGAAGGCGGTGATTCAAACATCTACTACAACGATGTTGAAATTGTTGTATCACCACTGATTAGTGCATAAGACGTAACCGCTTATTAGCCATTAGGCAATGATGGGCTGGCGGTGTTCACTCACCGCCACGTTTAACTGGAGAAACATATGGCTAGCAAGATTGTTCCTGTAGTCGGCAATGATTGGACAGAGCTAAGCGCAAAGGAAAAAGGCTGCTTTGAAAACCAAACCAGCTCGACTTTGCTCTATTGGGTTGCAGAGACTAAGCCGGACGCCTCGTTTAAGGAAGGACATAACCTGAGACAACTGAAATCCGTTGGTTTCCAAGTTAATACCTCTGAATTGATGAAGGTTTGGGGGCGAACCCTATCTTCTGGCGGTGATGTCGTGGTTACGGAGTACTGATTATGTTTGGTGAATGTCGTCCGTTTGTGGTCCCTAAAGTGTTATTGCGTGCAAGCTTTGTGACACAAGATGCAAATGACTTGAAGCAGACCTTAACAGCGGATTACGCGCCTCAAACGATTCAGTTTAATCAAATTCCATTGAGTGATTTAGCGGTCACCCTTGACTTGTTGACAGGTGAAGTAACTTTCAATCAGGACTTTTCTGGCATGGCGACGCTAAGTGTAAGTGCTTGGCGAGAGCAAACTGGAACGTCGATTATTGATTGGGGGATCTTTGTCGAAGTCTATGACGATGTCACAGAGGCTTGGGTTCCGTACGAAGGTTCATTGCGACCTATCACTTTAAATACGCAAACCACCAGTGAAAAGCGAACCATCGATTACACCATCTCGGTTGATGTAAAAGCTGGCAGTAAGTTTCGCTGGCGTCACTACACATCCGATTCGTCTAAACAAGTCTCCATTATTTCATTTGCTGCTGCGAATGGTTTGCCATCGTCGGCAGGTGCCATCTTCAGTTTGTGGGGCGTTAAGCCCTAATTAAACCTTGTTTAAAAGGAGTTCACCGTGAGTGAAGCATCTAAAACTACTGCAAAAACAACTAGCTCCACAAAGTCCACCGCTAAGACTGATTCAAAAACAGTGGGAGCAAGTACCGCACCAGAACCAACGCAAACCAAACAGGACGCGTTAACGGAAGAAGACAAAGCGAAACAAGAAGCAGAAGCTAAGGCGAAAGCTGAAGCCGAAAAACAAGCTCTTCTAGAAGCGGAAGCGCAGGCGAAAGCCGAAGCCGAAAAACAAGCTCTTCTAGAAGCGGAAGCGCAGGCGAAAGCTAAGGCAGAATCTGAAAGAACAGCAAACGTTCTTGGCGCTTTCATTGCATCTGCGAAATCTGAACAAGGCTTCTGGCGTGCTGGTGTCAAGTTCGCGCGCAACAAGAGAACGCTCTTGGTGGTATGTGAATTCGATGGCGAGCCAATCGAAGCGGATATGGATGGAATCAAACACGATGAAGTGATCTATATCGGTACAGAAAAAGCAGCGCGAATTCATCGCGAGCCAAACCTCGTGATTGAAGACGTAGAACTGTAAAGGTAAACCCAATGGCAATCTACGCAACCAAGCAAGACCTACTAGACCGTGATTCACAAATGTTGTGGAACTTCGCGGTAGACCGTGACACCAACACGCTTAACGATACCTGGATTAACCAAGCTCTAGACCAAGCGGATGAAGAAATTGATTCGTTTCTTGGCCGTCGTTATGTGCTGCCTTTGCCAACGGTGCCGGGCATCTTGAACAAGATTGCCATCATCATTGCTTTCTATTGGCTTGCTGACCGAGATCAGCAAGCAACTAACCTTCTCGAAGAGCGCTACAAGATGCAGCTTGAAACGTTGCGTGAAATTTCCAACGGTAAGCGAGAGCTTGGCTTGCCAACGATTGAAGCACCGCAGGAAAGCAGTGTCGGTAAGGTCGAGTTGGTTCAAGACAACGAACGTCAGTTCACACGCAAAAGCCTGAAAGGAGTGCTTTGATGGCTCAAGCGGTTCACGTCACTGGCTTAGAAGAGCTTCAGCGCTATGAAGAGCTGATAGCGACGTTAGGCGATCCAAAGCACAAAGCGGAGCTGCTTGAAGCAATGGGTGCAGTGGTGGAAAGCCAGACCAGGAGAAGAATTGCAGATGAAAAAACATCGCCTGATGGTAGTCCTTGGGACGATTGGTCCTCTGCTTACGCAAAGACCAGACACGGAAATCAATCTCTTTTGCAGGGCGATGGAGACTTGCTCGACTCAATCACATTTATCGTTCAGCGTAATCAAGTGCGAATTGGTTCACCACTTCCTTACTCTGGCGTTCATCAAGACGGCTTTTCTGGTGCGGTTCAAGTGGCTGCGCACACGCGCCTTATTACACAAGCCTTTGGTAAAGCGCTGGCTTTTCCGGTCTATCAGTCTGTGAGCGCGTTTACGCGTCAAATGAATATTCCACAGCGTGAGTTCTTAGGTCTGAGTCGAGACAACCAGGAGGAGGTTTACGCCGTGATTGGTGATTTTTGGAAGGAGCTTCTGCCATGAACCGCCCCGATTTTAATACTACTGGTTCAACCGTTTGGGCCTGCGAAGAGATTGTTCAATACCTTAAGCCAGTGCTTGAGGGCCAAGAAAACGAGCTCGATAAAGTTGCGGCAGTTGAGCGACACATTGGTCGGTTCGACAAGGCGGAAGACATCAAACGATGGATGGCACGCCGTGGGGGTGGTGTTCGGGTTGCTGCTTTACGAGTGACTGAGTACGACACTATTGGTGGTCGCTTGATCGGCAACGTTAATTTTGTTGCCTACGTATTTACAACAGACCAGTGGGGTTACACCAAAGACACACGAGCAGAAGTGATTACTGGTCGATTAGTTCGCTCAATTATGGACCGAAGCGCATTGCCAACGGCTTACTCTCAGGTTGCGAATGTTCGTGCTGATAACTTGTACAACGGACAAATTGATGAGCTTGGTATTGCTATTTGGGCGGTCACTTGGTCACAGCAATGGTATCTCGATGAAGAGATTGATTTAGGTTCATTGGATGACTTCATTACCTTTGGCTTAAGGGGTGAAATTTCAGACGATGAGGCAGTGCCAGCAATCGAAGGTGAAGTGAAACTTCCCCAGTAACTAAGGACTTTTTATGTCTTCCAATACAACAATGATTTTCTTAATTCCGGCTAAAGAGCTCGTGCCAGTACGCAAGCCAGATGGTGGCTATCTCTCTTTCGACGGAGAAGAGGTCGCGCGTTCTTCTTATTGGGTTCGCCGAATCAATGATGGTGATGTGCTTGCCGATGCTAAGGCAAATAAGCACAAAACAAAACTCGCAGCGGCTGCAAAGAAAGCAAAAGCTGATTCTGAAACGAAAGGAGAATAAGCATGGCTCTGGGCTCAATTCCTAATGATATCCGTGTGCCATTGGTTTATATCGAAATCGATAACAGCCAAGCGCTAACTGGTACGCCAGCACTTGCACAAAAGGTGCTGGTGATTGGTCAACAGCTGTCGGGTGGAAGTGCAACGCCGCTAACGCTCAACCGCATTACAACAAGCGAAAGCCAAATCGATGACCTTTACGGTAAAGGCGCGATGCTTTCCCGTACGTTGAAGCAATTCCGCAAGGACAACCAGTTTACGGATGTCTATGCACTTGGTGTTGCAGATTTAGCGGCAACCGCAGCAAAAGGTGAAATTGCTGTCACTACCTCTACCGTAAAAGCAGGCGTGATCTACTTGTTGATTGCAGGCGAAAGCGTGCAAGTCACCGTCAAAGATACGGACGATGCTGATTCAATTGCGACGGCCATCGTTGCGGCTGTCACCGAAAACACCGACCTGCCAGTGACGGCAGCGTTAAAAGCGGCTTCAACAAACATCGTGGAGTTCACTTGTAAATGGACGGGTATTACAGGTGACGATATCGACATCCGTTACAACTACTACGACGGTGAAGTATTACCAGGCGGTTTGACGTTAGCCATCACTGAAATGACTGGCGGTGCAGGCACACCAGATATGAGCGAAGTGATCTCTGCAATCCCGAACGAGTGGTACAACCATATCGTGATGCCATTTAACGACACTCAGTCTATGAATGCACTGCGTGACGAGTTGGCCAGCCGTTGGGGCCCGCTAAAAATGATTGAAGGCATTGCGTACACCGCTTTTCGTGGCACGTTCGCAGAGACGGGGGCTTTTGGTCAGGCACGCAATGACTTCCTATTTACTTGTATGGGAACGAACCATGCGCCGCAATCACCTTGGGAATGGGCGGCATCTTATGCAGGTCAAGCCTCTTATTCACTTGGTATCGACCCAGCTCGCCCACTGCAAACGTTAGTGATGAAAGGTATCTTGCCACCGGCTAAAAATACCCAGTGGGATATGACCGAGCGCAACTTACTTCTCCATGATGGCATTGCAACTTACATGGTTACGCCAGGTAACGAAGTCGCGATTGAGCGTGAAGTGTCTATGTACCGTGAGAATAGCTTTGGCGACCCAGACCCAAGTTACCTAGATATCACTACCCCAGCAACGCTAGGCTATTTGCGTTACTCATTGCGTACGATGGTAACTAACCGATTCCCTCGTCATAAGCTGGCGAACGATGATGTATTGCCTCGCCTTGATCCAGCGCAGCCCGTCGTGACACCAAAGATTATGCGCGATGCGGTTCTTGAGCTTGCAAATAATGATTGGGTGCCAAGTGGCCTAATGGAAGATTTTCAAGGGTTCAAAGAAACATTGGAAGTGTATCGTGATACCAGTGACGATAACCGTCTGAACTGTGTATTCAAGCCTGACATCGTGAATCAGTTCCGTATCTTCGCGGCTCTGATGCAGTTCAAACTTTAATGGGGAGTTAACGTCATGGGACGCATTCTTGGTGAAGTTGTTATTCGTGCGAATAGCAAACAATTAAAAACAAAAAAAGGTTCAACGCTTAACCCTGGTGGCTATACCAATACACAACACGTCGGTCCTGGTCGAGTGTGGGGCAACTCACAAGAGTATACGCCACCTACGATTCAGGTTGTCATTGCTGCCGATGAAGACGTTGATGTCATCGATATCAACTCAATTAGCAATGCTACCTTGACGTGGGAAGGTAACAACGGCGTTGACTATATGATGACAGGTGCCGCGCCTTCTGAACCTTTCCAGCTGTCGGACTCCGGCGAAATTACGGGCACGTTCTTGGGCGATAAGGTGGAGCGTATCTAATGGCTATCATGACCTTTAATTTAGATCATGGTCTTAAAGTGGGCGACGTCGCCCACTTTGAAGTTGGTCTAAGAGAACTCGAATCCGGCGATTATATCGATGCACAGATCGCAGCTGAAAAAGTGATTGTCAATCAGGACAAAGCTATTTCATACACCTCTGATGTGCTATATGGCATCGAGTTGTTGTTGAGACAAGTTGAATATATTGGACAAGTTCAAGGTCCAATTTCGATTAAAGAGTTGCGTCGTTTACATCCAGATGATTTCAAGATGCTACAAGAAAAAGCAAGCGAACTTGATGCTCTACTCACCAAGGAGCTTGAAAAGCGGGGGCGATCTTAAGGCGCTGCCGGAAATCTGTGAAGACCTGCAATACGCATTATGTTCAAAGATACCGATAAGCGTCACGAGAGAAATGCCACTTCGTAGGATGCTGAAAACTTATAGAAAGCTAAGTGAGTTACACAATGGCAAGAAAGCTTGAAACCGATATTGTCTTAAACCTTGCTGGTAACCTCGGAGCGAAAGCAAGACAGTATGGAAACTCGATGAGTGAGTTTGCCAGGAAGAATCAGAGGGCGATGACACTAGTAAGAACCTCTACTGACGCAGCTCTTAGAGGCATTGATTCTCTTGGTAATCGTTATGTTGGACTTGCTACCACCTTAGCTACAGGTGCGACGGTTCGAAATGTGGCGGCCTTCGATGCTCAGATGACTCGAATCGGAACCAACGCGAAGTTAACTACCGAACAAGTTGAACAACTTACGAATGCGGTGGAAGACCTTTCAGTGAAGTCGGATGTGCGTATTGATGCCACTCAAATTGCGCAAGGGCTAGATGTATTACTTGGTAAAACAGGTGATTTTGAGTTTGTCAATGAAAACCTAGAAAACATGGGATTGTTCATGCAGGCATTTGGTGCTGATGCCGAATCAACAGGTGCCTTGTTTGCTCAGTTTCGTGAAAAAGGAATCCGCGATTCAGTTGCCGTAATGAATACCATTGATGATTTGTATGGCCAGTTTGCGATAGGCAGTGTGAGTGTTAAGGATTTGGCTGGTATATCTGAGCAGCTCTTTGCTACTTATCAAGGTAAAGGGCAAGTGGCTATCTCCCAAATGTCAGCTCTAGTACAGCTATTTGCCAAAGCGAAAGGTAATGCTAATGAATCGTTAACATCTATTCAGGCTGTATTCGCCACATTTTCAGACAAACAGAAAGTTCAATTTCTAAATAAGCAAGGCATTGAGGTATTTAAAGAAGGCACAAAGGAACTGAGAGAGCCAGTAGAGCTATTACTTGAAGTCCTAGAGGCAGCAAAAAATGATCCTCTGAAATTGGGAGATGTATTCGACCAAACTTCATTGCAGGGCCTTGCTTCCCTTTATTCGCAAGAGAACAAAGACCTATTACTTGAAATGGTTTCTGGCAATGCAGAGCTTGGGGCGACTCAAGAAGCCGCAGCCAAGAATGCCGCTACGATGAATTCAGCAATGACCTCGCTGAACAACTCTTTTAATAAGTTCGCTAATCAGCGTCTTGCTGAGCCAATTCAAGAGTTGGCCGATGCTATCAATTCAGTTGATGATGAGACCATTCAGAACTGGTTAGAGTGGGGAGAAACTGCGCTGTGGGTTGTCGGCGGTTTGGTTGCAGCTAAAAAGGGACTTGATCTGGCTAGAACCGCAAAGGATGTGTTTGGCTCAAGTGGGAAGCCAGGCTCTTCAGGTTCTGGCAGTTTTCAGGATCTAGGTGCTACTCCTGTGTTCGTGGTCAATATGCCAGGAAATGGTATTGGTGGTGCTGGTGATATAACGGCACGTGACAGCGGAAAGAATGGTAAGAGCAGTAAATCAGGTAAAGCTAGCAGCGCATTAAAAGGTGCAGCCGCAGCGACAATTATTTATCCAGTTGTAGATAACGTTATGGATGCACTAATTGGCAATACTGATTTTGGCAAATGGGCGAAGGCGACAACCTTAAATGATCTGTTTAGCTCTGAATCTGACTCATCAATCAATGAGTCAAAAGTTAATGCTTATCTTGGTCTTTCTTCAGGTGCAACTTATCAGCAGCCTGTTGGTTATGGTGCGTATGGTGCCGCCAATGGAATGGTAAAAGTGGAAGTGGGAGTAAGTGATGACCGAATCACTAAGAAGGTAACATCGTCTTCTCCATCCATTCAAATAGATCCAGATTCAGGTATCAATTAAAGAGGTGGTAAATGTCATTTGAAGAACGTTTAAAGGCTTCTTTTCGTGGTGTGGAATTTTACCTCGATGAAGCCGAGGGTGAATCTGGACGCAGAGCTATTCCTCATGCTTACCCTAAAAAGGAACTTGGTTATACCGAAGATAACGGCAAGGTGCTTACCTCCGAACGGATAAGTGGGCGCACTTTGGGGGCAAACTATTTTGAAGACCTTACTGACATATTAGAGGCATTAAACAAGCCAGGCGCTGGTGAGTTAATCCATCCTTGGTTCGGTGTTCGCAAAGTACAGATTGGCAAGGTAAGTCATCGTTTGGTCAGCAAGGTTGATGGCTTGGCAACGTTTAGCTTTGAAGTTTTTGAGGTAGGAGAAAATCTATTTCCAACAGCCCAAAGAGACACGGCGAAGCAGGTTTCCGATGAATCGGTAAAATCTCAAAATGCAGCGAACGATGCTTTTGAAGAAAGTTTTGATACAAATGCTCTTGATGGTGTCGGCGATATGGTTGAGCAGTTCTTGGATGATTTGGAAGAGTTTACGCGTGGACTCCCTTCTCTGCCAGAAGAGCTAAGAGAGTGGACAGATAGGCTCATCAGAACAAAAGACTCGATAGGCAACTTACTCGCCTACCCTGGTGAGCTGGCTGCTCAAACAATGACGTTACTTGAGGATGTGAAAGGTGTTGTCACTGACCCTATGCGCTCGCTCGATGTCTACGGCAACGTAATCAACCGATGGCAAGGTGCTCGTGCTGAACTTGCGGTTACTGGTGGGCTAACTCGAAACATTGAAAGCGCAGATGGTTTCGCTAGCTCCGTATCTAAAGTTTCTAATCCTGCAAAGGAAAAGGCCATTTTAGCGAATGCTGATTCTTTCAAGCGTTTAGTTCTCAATTCTTCGGTAACAGCTAAAGCATCCGCAATGGGTAAAGCTGACATTAGTTTTGATCTTACGGACTCAGTAGAAACCGTTGAAAGTTTATCCGGGGCTGAGAGAAAGCAGCTATTAACGGGACCGCAATTAAAACAAATAGGTTATGAGATCGCTAATCAGTTGGCCGAACAAGCCGCAGGAGCGGTTGAAATCGGTGATTCTTCAGTTTGGCGTCAGTTCAGAGTTCTGCGTCAGGCGGTGCTTTCTGACACCAGAGCTCGTGCTGAATTACTTCCACAAGTCACGATTTATACTCCGGTAAATACCGTCCCTGTTTCTCTGATTGCTTGGCAAAAGAATGGCGACACTGAGACGCGCGAGAGTATTGTCAAACGAAATGGATTATCCAATCCGGCTTTCATTTTACCTTCAGAATCGGTGGAGGTGATCAATGGTTGAACAAGTTGTTCTTAAAGCAGGCGGAAGTATTTATGGTGGATGGACCAAGATTAGCGTGACTCGATCAATAGAGGCGATGTCCGGTACGTTCGACTTAGAGCTGACGTGGAAGTGGCAAGACTCACCAAGTAAGTACAAAGCGTTCATGCAGCCTATCAAAGAGGGAGAACCGTGTGTTGTTGAGATTGGCGATGAGCGAGTAATTACAGGTTACGTTGATGATTGGGTGCCCAGCTATGATGAGGACCAAGTAATTATTTCAGTGTCTGGTAGAGACAAAACGGCTGATTTGGTTGATTGCTCGATTGATATGCCATCTGGTCAATTTAATAATCAGACGCTAACTCAGATTGCCACGACGGTTTGTAAACCATTTGGAATTAAAGTCCTCGTGAACACGGATGTTGGCGCAGCATTTCAACGTGTACAAATTGAACAAGGTGAGACTCCGCACGAATTGCTTTCTCGTTTAGCTCGACAGCGTGGCGTTCTTCTTACTAGCGACACGTTTGGTAACTTGGTTATTACACGACGCAGTAATGAAAGTGCAGGTGTGTCTCTTATTTTGGGCCAGAATATAAAAGCCGCTCGCGGTCGTTTTAGTTATCGCCAACGATTTAGTAAGTTCAAAGTAAAAGCTAGCGGCCCTGCGTTTGGTAGTGATTGGGATGGCGTTCCTCTGTCATCTGTTGGTGGTATTAGTGCTGAAGTGATAGATAGCGATGTTGGTAGATATCGTCCTATGGTGATCGTAAATGAGGAAATATCGACAGCAGAAGGTGCTGCGAAGCGTGGTCAATGGGAGCGCCAGCGCAGCATAGCGAAAGCGAATACGGCAGAATATACAGTGACAGGTTGGCGTATCCCTCAGACGAGTAAGCTTTGGAATTTTAATACTCTAGTTCCTGTTGTTGATGAAATTACTGGTATCGATGAAGAATTATTGATTTCGTCTGTGATGTTTAGCGAAGATGACTCGGGAAGATTAGCAATAATTAGTGTGTCAAAACCCGAGGCATATGACATTCCAGCTCAAGTAGTTAAGCAGACAAAACTTGGAGGTGGCCAATGGTAACCTCTAGATACATTGAAAAACTATTGTCGCCGATTAGGCGTAAGATTGTTGGTATGCTAAGTCGTGCACTAGTAACAGGAATTGTTGAGGATTTGCAGCGCCAGAACTTGCAGGTAAAAATCCACGCGGATGAGTCTGGTGACAATATAGAACGCTTTCAAAACTACGGCATAAGCTCATACCCTCCTGTTGGCTCAGAAGCCATTCTGGCGGCGCTTGGCGGTAGTCTCGGGAATATGGTTGCCATCGCAGTTGAAGATAAGAAAGTTCGACCACAAGGTGAAATACATGATGTTTTCCTCTATCATTTGGAGGGCCACAAAGTACGCCTTACTAAAGATGGCAAGATAATCGTTACAGCAACCGACGTTATTTTTGAAGCCACCAACTCCCTCACTATTATTTCCCCTGAAACATTGATTCAAGGTCCTTTGCATGTGACAGGTGGAATCTCAACAGATCTAGGTATTTTTGCTACTGGTGGTATTACTTCTTCCAGTGTTGTTAGTGGCTCAGACTTGAGCGCTGGCGGGTTCAGTTACCTAGGGCACTTCCACAAGGATGCAGAGAATAGGAATACATCAGCACCAGTGGGTTAAGTATGAGCGCAAGCATCGTGTTCGACATGATGAAAAACACCGGATTGATTATCGAGGGCGGAAGTGTCGATGACACAATTTCTGCCCTCGTTTTGATCTCCCTATTCACAGATGCTCGTGCAGAAGAATCTGATACGCTCCCAGACCAGTCCGGTGACTTACGTGGTTGGCCTGGTGATACCTTTTACGATGCGCCTTGGGGCTCGAAGCTATGGCTGTTATATCGTGAAAAGCTGACCACTGACGTTCGTAACCGCGCGGTTAAGTACGCCGAAGATGCGCTTTCTTGGATGCTTCAAGATCAAGGAGAAGGCCCTCTTGCATCGAGCGTCACGGTAACCGGTTCTATTCCTCGTTTCCAAACTCTTGCCTTGAATATCGAAATTACTAAACCTGATGGTGAATCCGTTTCGCTGTCGGTTTCTAAGTTATGGGAGGCGCAACGTGCCGTTTAACGTTCCTACACTTCGACAGCTGATTGAAAGCGGTTTAATAGACATTGAAGCCTCTTTAGATACGGTGCTTCCTAAGTTCGGTATTGAGCAAGCGCTTAACTCTGCGGTCAGTGGCAGCATTCGAGATCTTTATGACTATCAGACTTGGATTGTTCGCCAAATAATTCCGTCTACAGAATCAGAAGACCAAACCATCATTGATACCGCTCGCTATGAAGGCGTGATCCAAAAGTTGGCTTCAAATGCTTCTGGTCCTGTTTCCTTTTCTGGTAGTGCTCCTATTCCAGTTGACACAGTTATGACGCATTCAGATGGCCGCTTGTATCGAGTGACGCTATCTAATGCGCCATCAGGCGGGAGCGTGACGGTTGAGGTGGAAGCTGAAGAGGCTGGCGCAGCCGGAAACCTAGCGCAAGGTGAAACACTGACACTTGTTTCTACAGTGCCAGGAGTGCAGCCAAATGGCATTAGTGATGGCATTACAGGTGGTGCTGATGTTGAACCTGTGTCTCAAGTTCTAGAGCGTCTTCTTTTTCGTAAGCGTAATCCGCCTATGGGCGGTGCCGTTCATGATTATGTGGCATGGTGTCGTGAAGTACCTGGCGTCTCGCGTGCTTGGGCCGAGGACAATTATCAGGGGCCAGCTACCGTTGGGTTTGCGTTTGTTTTTGATGATCGAGTTGATATTTTGCCAACCTATCAAGACCAATTGGCAATGGCTGATTACATTTATCGTCATAGTGACCCTGCAACAGGCACGGATGTAGGACGTCCTGGTGGTATCGAAGCGGTATATATTCCGTTGCAACTTAAGACAACCGATCTAAGCATCAATATTTCACCTGACACCACTGAGCTTAGACAAAGCGTGCAATCTAGCATCGAAGGTTATTTTAAAACGCTTAGCCCTGGTTCAACGTTGCGATTGAGCTCCGTTCGAACTGCTATTGGTTCGGCTTCTGGTATTGAAGATTACACATTAGATCTTAACGCTGATGTGCCTGCTCTTTCTAATGAGCTTCATGCATTAGGAGTAATCACATGGGGCACACCGTAGAGCAATGGACTAACTCGATAATGTCACAAATGCCAAGGGGCATTCTGTGGCAAAGAGCAACGTCGTTAGACCTGTATAAATACGTTCAGGGATACGCGCCACGCTTAGAGCAAGTCGAAGCGAGTGCAGACAGTCTTTTATTCGAAATGCGCCCTGAAACGACGTATGAGCTTCTTCCAGAATGGGAAGAGTATTTAGGGCTTCCTGAGTGTTCAGCTCAACCTAGCGATAATTTTGAATATCGCCGTTGGGCTGTTGTTGAAAAGTATCATCGTAAGGGCGGTTTGCAAGCTTGGAATATTCAAAAGTTAGCTACCGACCTAGGTTTTACTGTAGAGGTTGACGAGACATTTCCTCACCACTGCCTACGTGGATGTAACTATCCACTTTGGGAACAAAAGTATCGATACATTCTTAGGGTAACTGTATATGGCATCCCTAATGCTTACATGACTTGTTTAGATGATATTTTAACAAGACTAGTAACTAGTGACGCTCGTGTCCTTGAATGTACTTTGAATCGTTACAAGTTAGCTGGCTTGTATTACGAATTTTACTATTTGAATGAATGATGATTTATCAAACACATAATTGGAGAGTTTAAATGCATCCCTTACATAATGGCTCACAAGTGGTCGCAAGACCTCCAAAAAAACCAACGTCAGGTACTCGTGGTTATTTTACCGAGTCTGGCGAAAACAACGTGCCAAGTTATCCAGGTCAGGATTGGTTTAATGACAATATCGACGAGTTTATGAATGCATTAGACGCTGCTGGTATTGTTTTTGACGAAAATTCTACTCAACATTTATCGCAGTTATTTTCTCTGTCTTTGCCTTCTTCCTTGGGTAATGATGTGGTTGTTTTTCCTACGACAAAACCATCTCTAGAAGTTGGTGACACATTAACCTTAGACATTACACATGTTAAGATTCAGGGAGAAGTGTTCGAGCTTTCCTCATCCATTTTAGGTGAGGTTTCTGCAATCGTTTTAGATTCATATTCAAATCCTGTTTCTATTACTGTTGGTTCAACCACTCTTTTTTTGATTACACGTCCGTTTTATAATGCAAAAAAGAAAAACACCGAAAATTTTGGGCGTTTATTTGACAAAATTCAGAAAGATGATGGCTCCGAAACAATTGTAATCAATTGCCGTGGAGATTCTTTGACTTATGGCGAAGATACAACTGTAGATCCCCAACCAGCCGATTCGTCCCCAACCCCTTCGGGTCGCTCTCACACTATGACTCGCGCCTCCGAAAGCTATCCGGTAGCTCTTGGGCGTTTTTTGCGTGATGTATTTGAGAACACTATCATCGTTCATAATCAGGGTTTTTCCGGCGATAATACGAAATCTGGCTGGAACGATTGGAATCAAGATCTAAATCAGGATCTTACCGTTATCATGTATGGAACGAATGATGCTGCTTTTGGTTTTTCTCCTTATCAGGATTTCGATGCTTTTCTTTTTTATTATCGCAAGATAATCGAGCGCGAGATTTTTGTTTTTAATTCTGCGGTAATGCTTATCGCACCTCCACCTCAAAAACAAGTAAACTCAAACACCCGTCTATTAGATGCATATAGAGCTGCTATATTTGCTCTTGCTAACGAATATGGTTGCCCGGTCGTAGACGGTGCTGAAGTATTCCGAAGTGCGGACTCAACCTTATTCAGTGATAATGTTCATTTTCGAACGCTGGGCTATCAATGGCTTGCTGCCTCCATATACTCTCGTATTCTTTCTAAACCTAATCGTTTTTCTTCTGTTGCATCTGGCTCAAATATGTCTGTTCGTTTCCCGGAGGAAGGCATTAAGGCTAATTGGTCTAATTGGGGAATTCAGACACAAAAGGCATCTCAAGTTACACCTCCATTAACTAGTTTTACTGGTGGTTACGTTGTTGAGACCTCCTCATATGACGAGGTCGTTTCGTTTAATTTTTATTGTGAATGTGACGATCTAATTGCTATTCCTAACATCGAAGTTGCCAATGCCAAAGTTGTTGTCTCTCTAAATCAAGGTCTTTGGCAACCTCAATATACTTTTGATGATCGCGTGGTTGAGATCGTTGGAGGTGATTTAACTGCTAAGCCAGCAAGTGTTTATGAGGTTGATGCTCTGAATGAAACTTTGGTTTTAAATCGTAATTCTATTTCCGAGTTAGCTTTGCAAAATCGCATGCATATTGCTTCGCGCGGATGGAAGACCTTGAGCTTTAAGATTCTTAGCAATGGCTCATCTGGCTCCCCTCGACTTACCGTTGGTGGTGTTAACTTTGAGTCTTATGAGGTTATTAACCTTTGGGACTCTATCAGATATGCTGTGAAGGCACCCTCAACGCCTATCGGTAATTACACTCCTCTTTATATTGGTCAAGAGTATTTAGATACTAGTGTTGGCGTTTTTACATGGTATAAGTCCACAGGATTATCAAATACCGACTGGAAAATTTTAACTAGCGGACCGAATGATACTACTCAATCCGGCAATCAAAACCCAATCGGTAACGTCACTCCTCGCTTTTTAGGCGACGAGTACTTGGATACCTCGCCTGGTCAATACATATGGTATAAGTCCACAGGATTATCAAATACCGACTGGAAAATCATAACCTAGACTATAAAAATGAACACAATCTTCTGTGTTCATTTTTATAGTCCCTACTGTTCATTTTTCTCGTCGCGCTACAGTGAGCGATTTTTTGCAATAACAGACGAAACGTAACCATTTTTATTCTTTCTGGCACTAGGATGACTAAATGTACAAGGGTGTGAAGAAATGGATATTTGCCCTGCTCTTTTTGCCGCATCGGGCAACCAGTTTGACAGCGAAAAGTTTTGCTCGCACTCCTGCTGTTTCTCACGCAACTGCTGTTCATCCATAGCAGTACTCATGTTTTTCTTAAGCCATGCCTCTTTGCGCTCAGCAAAAAAGGCTTCTATTGCGGGATCTATCACGGTGATCACCTCCATCATTTCACCTTAACCAACCCAAGTTGATCGTTGTAACTGTATTGATCTTGCTCCCCTCGGTCAGTAAAGCTAATTTCACCGAACTTAACCGAAGTCTTAAATTCATCATCTGCACTAGAGCTGTATTGACTGACGAGCGCGTCATAATCACGGTATAACCAAAGCCTTTGCTGCTGTTCGTTAGTCAGTGATTGACGCTCAATATTGAGCGTTTGTTCAATGGTATTGAGCCCGCCCTGCTCATCACGAATACAAAACTCTGTCGTACGATGTTTTTTCACTAAATAGAGCTGCACACTCGGTTCGCTTTTTCTAAAGCGTTTAAAATATTGCGGCAGTGCTGTCATCCACCAGTAGCCAGTAATATGACCATGGAGATGATCATTCCAAAAACCATCAGATGGATTCGGACGGCGATGACGAGCGAACCTATCCTGACGACTTGTACTACTGACAGGGGGGTTATTGATATGCTCCACCCCGAGTGTTTTTGCAGTGGCAAAATGTTCCAGATCAGCCAGATTGGTACGTGGCGTTAAGTTGGGACGTTTTTGAATGCGCTCAATGGCGTTAACCGATTGAAGTAGCAACTTTTCATCAACAAGCAGTTTCAAATCATGAGTATCCAGTTGCGTTGAACGCTCCGTCTCATAACCCGGATGATTAAACACCCTCTCAACTCCGCCAATAAAGCCTTTATAGTTGTATTGCAACAGACTGATGTTAGGTTCAGCCACTTCGCCATCACGATGTCGTCTTACCCGCCCTGCCATCTGAATAATTGAGCGGAAAGAGGAAGGTTCAATAGCCGCCCAATCAAAATCATGATCGCGTCCCACCTCTTCAACAGGCGTGGCAACCAAAATAAATATCAGATTTTTAGTTCGGCAATTGTCTATATGCTGACGAATTAACGGCTCATTAAACGCTACAGGAACTTCGTCATCCTTTTCTTTCCGTTTCAGAACGATATCAAGGTGTTTTTCTTGTTCATGGCGTAGCAATAAAACTTGCTGGCTATGGTAAGCCATACAGCGAATCTCAGTGTCTTCGGGCCAACCATCACAAGCGAGTAAATACTGCGTTAAACGAACGCAGGGCTGAATATTCGCGACCCTAACCACACCGAAAGAAACGTGCGTTTGGCTAACCAAGTCGAAAGTAGAATGACGCTGATGTTTCTCTATAATCGCTTGCTGGATATGTTGGTAATATTGCTGCTCCGTAGGTAGGCGATCGTGTTTATCACAGGCAAAAATATCCGCTTTTCGCTTAGCGTCTTGCTGTTTTAATTTAGCCACTCGTTTAGCAATAAACTGTTGTTGAAATGCTTGATACTGCTGCCAGTCGCTATCCGCACTACCAATCAGTTCGGCTTGGGTATTAAACTCATCAACGTAAACACAATTAACACTTGAGACCTGATCACGGCTCGCGGCAAATAACGCCCAGCCTTGTCGATAGGCATTGTATAAACCTAAAGCAAGATCCGGTGGAATCGTTGCCGATGAGATCATCACTTTACGCCCTAACATCGCAGCAAGATGTACTAAACGTCCAATCGCAATGAGATCATCGCCAGTAAAATCGTCGATTTCATCAATGACCAAGTCAGAAGACATCAGGCGTAAACACGGCAAAATATAACGACCACCTCGTTTAGTCTCAGTAGCCGCCATAATATGGTCAATGGTGCAGGCCAATACAGGCGCATAAAGCAGTTGTCTCTCTTTGGAATTAGTCAGCACTGTGCTCAATCCGTCTTCCGGTAATGCACCAGACCAACGCAGCTCGTCATATTCATCCAGTAGACTTTCTAATGACTCAGAGCCTGATTCCGCTTGTTGATATTCTTTTTCTTCCTTATCAATCTGTTGCCCTGATTGATGCAGTTCAAAAATAGCTTTTGAACCGATGAGCACGGCGAGATCATCTTCTGTCAATTTGAGACGCTGTTTATATTCATCCCCTGTTTGCAATGTTAGTGTTCTTAATCCAAGGGCAAGAATAAAACGCAGACTTTGTTTATCTTCAGATAAAGCTTGCATGATCTTGGCATTAGCCATCGTTTTACCACAACCGGTGCTGGCCATATTGACCACAAAATAGCCGTTAGATTTATCTTCTGTTGTGTCCCGCCACTGCAAAACCTTCCTGACAGCCTTATCCTGCCATCTAAATTGCTGCGGAGTGTTCGGTTTCGCTGCTAATGCGGATAATTCGGTTGCGGATAAAGGCTCAGACTCAAAGTGAGGCAGCAGCTTGACCATATCGTTCGCAGCCCTCGCAACATTGACTAAATGTTCATCTAACTTTTGTTTAAGCGCTTTCGTATTTCGATCGGTATTGGCATATAACTCAGTTGAGCTGTTCCAATGAGGATCATTAGGTTGAGATGAATAATGGTGATCACCGAGCATCAGGCACAATCGCGCATGATGTAAAATGACTCGCCAACTTCCGTCTGATACGGCTTGCTCTATCAAAGGCAGATGATGAAACAGGTCTTTAGCGCGTTTCTGAATTTGTTGATTCCAAATTGATGAGTCTGAAAGTAATCCAAGTGGAAACGAAAAACATTTAGGCAACAACTTCTGGTAATCATCAAATTGATTCTCATAACCCCAAGCAGGGGTGACTCTCTTTAACAAATCAGCCAATGATGTATTGTTTTTATCCCTTTGGTTATCACACAACTTTGCATCTTTGGGCAGAGGTAGACGGTGATGTGAGACAACCAGCCACGAGATCAAGCTCGCTACGGTGGGTAATTCGGCCAAAGGTTTCTCTTTCGCCATCAAACTTGTTGGATTAATTGCAGGGCTGTGAATGCCGTCATTGATGATAGCAGAGAGCCACTGTTTATCCTCACCATCAGGTGTTACTGAGGTAACAAACTGATTAAACAACAGACACGAAATCCATTCATGTCGCAGAGGGTCACCTTTGTGTTTGGTTTGAATGTCCGGATGCAATTTCTCCTGAAACAGTAAAGATGCTTTTCCCCAGTCATGCAGCAAAGCCGCCATTGAGGTTAGCGCTTTGATAACAGGAAGATATTTCCAGTCACTCTCATATTCACTATTCAACAGATCTTTTTCGGTACTGTTTACCGCCACATAACCTTCCAAATTAAACTTCTTTTTATTTCCCACCACCCACAAAAACTGGCTGCGTGAACGGGAGCGGATCCAGTGGCAGCTCACTGCGGTGCTGCGGCTTGCCGTTTGGCGGAGCATTTTCTGTACGGTTTGTAATCCATCTTCTGTGATTAGAGTTTGCCAGGTGTTATCACCAATACGGTTGGCAAAGGCATCAAGCACACGACGAGTTTTCTTTAGAGCATTTTTCTCGCATTGAGAGACAAAGGTAACCATCAT